CTTCGAAAGTCTCATCAAACTTCTTTTTGTCTGATAATTCTTTTTCTATTTGTAATTTTTCTGTATCTATAGTTTCATTGCCGATCTCTTCATACCCCAATTCTTTCAATGTTTTGCGGTACTCAGATTTTGACTCATACCATTTCCCGTCCGCGTGAGAAAGAAAGGGATCACATGAATCTTGGATAAAAGAGGGCGCACGTCCAAATCTATTCCTTGTGGGTGGCCTTATCTCGTCCTTATAAGAAATCATCCTAAGCCTTTTTGGGCAAAACCAGAATCGTTCTCTCATTTTGATCTACTAAAGGCAGTTGTCGTGAAATTAACAGCACCAGCGCCAGGCTGTCTTAAATCTCCCAGCGCTAAATAACAGAACTCTCTCGCCACTGCATCGTTAACAGAGAATTCAATATTAGCTCCATACCTATTGAGCTCTGTCACTTCTGCTTCAGCAAGTGTTGTAACAGTTGATGCTGTACAAGATATTACATTTATACTTTTAGTTGACGATACACGTTGATTAACTTCAGTGACATCAACATTATGATTGTCTGAAAAACATATACTATTCTCATAAATATTTCGGCTAGTGTCAACGGTCATGCTCCCTAGCATTAACCTTGCCCCATTTGCTTGTGAAGTCGAGCTAGTATTACCTACTGTGAAAAAGAGCATCATTTCAGGCTGAAAACCGATGTTGCCAAGCTCAACCCGCGAGCTCTGAGTAAATGTCCCTGCTTTTGCTCTCACCCCACCTATAGCTAAATATAAATACGTACGTCTGGTTGTGTCGTCAGCTGTATGGTTTAGCACGAAACCGTCACTTGTAAAATTAACTAAACTTGCTTCATGCTGCGTAGTGCCGTTACCACGCCTCGATATTATCTTATCTGTTAGTTGTATGCTTTTTGTGACACTGAAGGCTGATGCATCAACGCCGAGAGTATTTAAGACAAATTGAGAAGTCCCGTCACTTACGCCAATCATCGTCGTTGCATTAGAACCAGTATCATCACTACTTAAAATGATCAAAGCTTTAGGCTCAAATCCAAGTCCTGAAACAGTTTGATTACCACTTGCTGAGTCCTGGAATCTTCCGTATTTCGCAATAAGATCGGTGCCACCAAGTGCTGTGTAGAAGATTTGACGCGGTGTACCGTCGGCTGTAACCCATTCTAAGCTAAATCCATCACTCTCTATATTCAGCAGATTTGCTTCGAAAAGTACTGCATCAGCAGCTTTCGCATGTTTGATTATTCTATTAAGCGTGAGATTCGAATTGCAATCCGAAGTTGTTAAGTTATCATCACTAAAATAGCTAATGGATGCGTCTTCGTCAGTCCCTCTACCAAAGCCAAAGCTAAAATTAGCATCATCAGAGTTCCCGTCTGAGCCTAACCCATGTAATAAGAGGAGCTTCGGTGTAAACCCTACACCGCTTACACTCTGTATACCTTTAAAGCTCGTCCCATTGGCAGTTGTCGTAGAATTAAATGAGCCTGTTTTAGCTTGCAGCCCTTTTATATGTGATTTAACTTGTATTAAAACTTGAGTTAGAATTTGAGTGCACTGGCTCGTTGCCCCACTCCCTTCCCTAACCCCAAAATTAAGCCTTTTTAAAAGGCCTTGAGTCCACTGTCCAGTCGTAGTTGAATTAATATAGTAGTTTGAAAATTGCTCTACCGCGTAAAATGATGAGTTAGAATTATCGAAGCCACTAGTCTCTAAAGTGTAGCTATCTATTTCATATCTAACACGAGCTGTACTTACAACTCCCCCAGTACGCCTTAGCATTGCAAGTGTTTTCAGGGCTAAGATGCTGTCTCCCGCATCTACACCAGACATGTCACTGGTAAAAAGATGAGTCTGAGCAGAAGTTGTCTGAATATAGCTTGCAGCCTCATCACTTTGAATTTCATCGACCTCTGCAAACGTAATACCTGTGCCTGATGTCCAATTAACTGTAGACCCTTGAGCTGTTGGTCTCACAGCTAATACTTTGATGGAGCCTGTTAATTCTTCGGCCAAATAGCAATCATCATAATAGAAAACACAAGTATTATTTGAACTGTTTGTAGTTTTCCCAAGTCTTAAAAGTGCTGCGTTTGCACTGGTTGCAGCCCCGTTCGTATTGTAAATGACAGTGCCGTCGAGTCTTACAAGACGCTGAGCAGTTGAAAGGCTTGTTCCCACCAGCATTTCGATGAAATACCAGCGGTTTAAATCTAGTGGCGTTGTATGTGTATATAGCAGCGCGTCAGAGCTAGAGTGCACAAGCACTTGACGGGACGAATCTAGCCTTAATATTAGCTTTGGAGCCCCAGCCGTATCTCTAAGCTCAAAAATACGTTCACTACCCGAAGAGGGAGCAGTCTCTACTTTGAAGTAAAAACCATACCCACCTAGAGCTACACTTGCTGTAGTGGATCTGCCGTTAGCTCCTACCACACCTATATCAACATAGGCAGTGTTACTTGTTGTAGCTTCAGTTTTAAGACAGAAAGCCCCAGGTCTGTCAGTACTTGCTACAATCGAGCAAGTACCTTGCCTATTTTGGAAACTGTCGTGAGCGCCTAAGCTTGAAAATCCTGCTTCAAAGCCCTCAAATCCCAGATATGACATACTTCTCCCTTAGCTCATCTTTTAGTGCTCGTAGAGTCGCGTCATGCTCCATACGCATTTTTTCATATTCAACTTGGGACTCTGCTCTGATTGCCTGTATTTTTGACTCAGTTTCAGCTCTAATCTCTTCGATTTTAAGCTGTGCTGTCTGCATCTGGTGCCCTTGCTCAAGCTCAAATTTAGCGCGAATCTTCTCTCGTTCTACTTCCAAATCTCTTATATGTTTCTCTCTAATTAAAATCAGTTCGCTCTGCATCTTCTCTCTCTCAAGAGCTATATCTGATTGCATCTTCTGGTGTTCTAATTGTAGTCGCTGCTGCTCAATTTGTAGTTGACCTTGAGCCTTGATCATCTGCGGGTCTGGCGCTGGTGGTGCTGGGGGTTGATTTAAACTTGCCTCTGTTGTCTCAATAAGTCTATCGATGCTTTGATCTATTTGAGTCTCAAAGTTTCTTCCAGCCCTGAATTTACGGACAGACCATTTAACTGTCTCACCAAAAACTGGGGCGAGCATCGGAAAACTCTGCATCGTTGGCGCTAACCCCTGAATCAGCGCATTAAGAGAGGTTATGAACTCGCTTGCTTCTGCCTTCTCTTCTCTCTCATCAACAAGGGCTGTGTCACTCGTCTCTATGTAAAGTTCCCATTCACGAGGGTAGTCTTGTCTTAATAATCTTATAGCATCTGAGAACATCATCTGATCTTCCTGCCCGAGGTCGGATACGCCTCCAATTCTATAGAGGCTTTCATCACTAAATAACTCAGATACAACCTCTCCCATAAGTTTTATGCTATCACGCACAAAAATAGCAAAGTTTTTGACCTTATTGTTCAACCTAACATTTGTAAAATTGACTTTACTGGTTTGAGCTGTCGCTGTCTCTTGCGGGTTGGACGCGCCTCGCATAAGGTCGGTATAAGCCGTTATTTCATATATCCTAGAGAGGGTCTGTTGCTCCATCGCCTGGAGCTGCTGTAAAACACCTATGCTCTGCTCCAAAGGAAGCCAGTCAATGCCACCACTAAAACCACCACTCTGGGAAAACCTTACCCAGTTCTCTACTGGGACGAGGGCAAAGTCTCTATTCTCACTTAAAAGGCGTTGTATACCGTCTAAGCTCGAATCGTATACTCCTGCGATTTTGAGGCTCTTTCTGATACTTTTTTGCTTTTGCACTATTTCGTCAAGCTCTCTTAAGTGCTCTCGTACTTGCACGAAGTCGGAAAGCGGAAGACTTGAGCTAGACCCAACTGATTGAACGATGGGTATGGGGCAAGGGAAAAAATCTTCAAACGCAATAGGGGGATCATCCTCGTCTAAGATCTTATTTAGAGATGTTGAAAGCCAGATTACCTTCTCAGACTCTTTATCCCAAATCTCATAGATAGTCTGTCTTAGAAAATGCTTAGACTGCTCACTTTTAAGATAGCTCTCACCCTGGTCAATTACGTTCGAGGGCAAATAGTCAGGAGAAAATTCAATATTACCAAAACGGTTCTTAATCTGTTTTTCGGTTAAGTAGCTCTTTCTAGCAACCCATCTAATCTCACTCTTAGAGAAATCTCTTGAAGGATTATATATGAAATCTTTCCAGTGAATAGAGTCTAAAACCACTGACTCAACTAATGAATCTGAATTGCCACCCTTAGCATCGTAGCGCACCCATGTTTGACCTCTGCCAGTTAGTAAATAGTCATCTCTTGCTCGTGAAAAGGCCTGAGAGATACCAGGTTGATCGAGGCAGTATTTGAGACAATTTTCTAATATTATTGATGCAACTTTTGATATAGGGTTCTTTTGATCTCTTCTACGTGAGACAAAAACCTGGGGGATACCCGAGAATATCGCAGGTTTAAGCGTTTCGAGAGATGACCAATACACAGGGTATGTGAGCGTTTTAAAGTACGACTCATCATCTCGACTTGAGTTAGTGAATACTCTCTCAGCTTCGTGAGAGTTTTGATAAAAACCTTTATGCCATGACTCTGAAAGACGTATTTCCTCAAACCATTTATCTTTTGTCATAATAGTCTTAAAATTAGCATCAAAATAGAACCCGTTGCAACTCCACCAATATAACACATGACAAAATAGGGGTACAAAACTTTTTTGTCTGTAAAATGTGTAAGCTTCTTAAAAGCCTCATCGCTGACGACTATAGGAAAATCGGCTTTATTCTCTTTCTTAAAATCTAATAGGCTTATTACCTTGCTACTTCCTACAGACATTCTGCATCCTTATATCTTGTTCTCTAATTCGATCATCAAGCTTCTCAATCCGCTTATCTACGCTGTCGAACCACCTTGCTGCAAAAAAAGCTGCTGCACACCAGATGGCAAGAGTCACAGAGAGGACAGTGATATGAGCCTTCGAAAGATCGCTTTCAGAGATCATATCCACGGTGTCTTAAGTGCCCGATTATCGGGCTAACCGTCTCCTTTTTTTCTTCCACATATTTAATAACTGGTCGTGACATCACTAAATATCTCATTGCATCTGCTAAATGGTCATCACCCCTAGTGTCGATGTCCTCTGGGTGCTTCTCGTCATGTTGCACCGTCTCAAGAGTTCTAATAAGATTGTGACATGTCTTAAATATCTTAACAGTTTTTTTCTTTATGCGCTGTCTTAATTCCCCCCATCCGGCGACTCGTGTGTTATCAGCGGGAAAAAAGTTTATACTGCATTTCAAGAAACGCTCAGCATGTGAAATGCCGCCGTCACATCTAAATATTGCTGGATCTGCTACTCTTAGAGATTGCTTGTCTGATTCTGTCTCTTGTCTTAAAATCTCGTGCCCTACCTCTTCGATTGTCTGCTTGAGACCCTTTCCGCTCTTATCTGCGCCGTAAATCTCTCTATATATTACGATGTCACCTTTTTTAAGACAAAGTCCCTCTTCGTCTTTTGAGACAACTGCGCCCCAAATTACAGCATAAGGGGCGGCACTTCCCCAGTCAAACGCCATCACACGCGACCAGTTAGATGGTATCCCAAATGGATCTATTACGTGATGTTGTCTTAAAAAGTCGTCAAAGTAGGCACCAGCTACAACATTAAAATCACCGTATAACCACGCTTTTACAAGAGCCTCACTGCCAGTCATTTTAAGTCGCTCTACATACTCAGGATCAGACTCCATAAGTATCTTATTATCAGTAACGCGAGAAGGAATATAAATCCTCGGGATTTTGTCCTCAATTATTTTATAGCCTTCAGGCTCAGGATCAATATATCGAGTCTTAATCCACGTGTGACCAACACCGCCAGGGTTAGCAGTAAGCCTCACTCTCTTATCAGGGATATTATATTTACTTCTCAGACAAGCAAAGATCTTCAAAATAGGATCAATTGTCGGGAAATTACCAGCCTCATCGATTCCAATCCACGTATATTGATGACCCTGGTATTTTGAGACATCACGATCAGACATGATGAATCTAAGTTTTAAGAAAGCCCCATTCCCCCAAATCCAAACCTTGCTTGCTTTGTTAAATTTTGCACCTGTAAAAGGGTAGATCTCATGGCTCTGAGTGATAATCTCTTCAAGCTCCGGCATGGATCTTCTAAAAAGTATCCCGCGCCAAGCTGCCTTATAATTTTGCACATCTTGTAAGAAATCAAGGAGGAGAGCGAGCGTCTTTCCTCCCCCTCTCGCCCCACCGAAAAGCATTTCGGGTATCCATTTTAGCGACATCATGTCACTTTGAGTCCCTTCCTGCGGAGCTATTATGATCGGCGCTTGTCTCAAAAAGGCTTGTCCTAAAATTACTTCTGAACTCTTTCCTTTTTAGAAAGTGTTATCTCGTCGAGGGTTTTCTTAGCCGGTGCATCAAGTAGAATTATTTGATTTTTCTCGCCCTTATTTGCATTTAAAATCATTTTCTTTTCTTGCTCTATCCAGTTAAGTTTAGATTTCGCAAAAAGTAGGATTGCTTTTTCATTCCCCGCCTCTATTAGCTGCATTAGCGCGACTATCCCTGTCTTGTAAAGCTTAGCCTCTCCTTTAAGAAAATCCTTTTCATAAAATTCATCGAAGTGCGTTGGAAGGATTTTTAAGACTTTTTGGATCGATTTGCGATACATGCCTCCTCTAGCGAGCATTTCGACCTGTTCTGCAATTTCAGGTACTCGTTTATAGTAGCGTTCATCGAGGTTTCCTCTTGTGCGCTGGACTCCTGCCATATATTATAACCTTGTCTTAAATATAGTAACTTAGCAATAAACTTATGTATATTAGAATAACATCTTGTTCTGAATCGTACTACTCAGATAATACAC